CTGCGAAAATCTCTTGTTCCACGTCTTCTACATTGTCTTTATCGGTAGAATGAACGGTTAACCATTCAACATCATCATGACAGTAAATAGCCCTGACAGTACCGGCATCAGTCACCCAGACACCGGGCGCAGTGACGCTAGACTTGTTGCCGTGATGATCAAAAACTGTGCATGTACCGCGCAAAGCAACGGAGACGTGTTGTGACATGTGGGTTTTAGTCACCACAGTTGTACCGGCTGGGCAGTAGATTCTGCGACCATACAAGCCCTTAGCAAAATGATGATCTAGCGGAGGATCAACCTCTTTCATGCTACCGTCTGCGAAACGATCTTCCATAGCGCCCTTGAGAGCGTATATTTGTTGGATTGCTGGGCTGGTTATGTCTTGCATTATATTTGTTGAGCGGTAATGATGACGCTGGGTGTAGCTGGGCGAATCGGTGCAACGTCTGAGGGAAGCGTTTCTATTGAAACAGTTGTGCTATCTGTACACCACATAATCTGAACATACTGATTGTTTGCTGTTGTGGACACGATGAAGTTAAGCGCTGTAATCAGGTGTCCGTTGATAGACCCATGCTTGCTCGGGACAGTAAATCGGCTGTTGCTGTTATCAATGTTGGCTCCATTAAAGCGAAACCAGATATCCACCTCATGCTCGGCTGAAGCAGTATTGACGAACTGAAAGCTAAACTGAATGTTATAGGTACCGGGGTACAGAAACGTGATCTTGTTGCTGTCTGCTAGCGTGATACCGTTTGATTCTGCTGTATTATTACATCTTACAGCATAAGCGACTGTTGGGCTTGTGGCTGCTTGATCGGTAGTATCATAGAAAGACCCATAAGCCCCCACAGCACTACTCACCCACTGAGAGCCGTTCCAGACGACTAATTGGTTCAGGGTACTATCCCAGTAGCGTTGACCTATCCAAAGCTGACTGGTGGGCCTCTCAGACGTGCTCCCGGCCATTGTTAACGTCTTGATAACGTACTCTAAACGACTAAACCATTGCGACCACACAGACGCTAGCTTACCGCTAGCCTCTGTGATGATTGATTGGAACGGCGCGTTGGGGAAGTTCATTTGCGTAGCAAACCAGACAAGCTCATATTGTTTCTGGTGACAATTTCAGGAATGTTTTCATCATACACAACATAGTTCTGTGTGCCTTTACCAGCCAGTCTTGAGCTTTGATCTAAATATCTCATGCCAGGAATACCGATTGAGCTTAGGTATTGGCTGGCCTGTGCAGGAGAGTTAAATTTAGCAGCCAAATGTTCATACAATTGTTGACCTGTAATCGGTGACATTTCTGACCGCATAGGAGACGCTTTGCCTTGTGCTGCAAACCGTTCTTGTAAGCTCTTACGGATACCAGAGCGCTTGTTAAACACGTCTTCATACTCTTGCTTGAGCAGGTCTTGAATGTTTTGTGTTTGCTGTTGATATGGCGCATCCCACACCATAAAATGTTCTGGACTCAATGGGTCAGAGGCTTCTTTTGCTGCGCTAGGCCATTTCAGCTCCGTGTTATATAAATAGCCTTGTGCTGGAGTTAATCCACCTTTTGCTTGAATATCTAAAAGAATAGATAAATCGTTTTTAGCAAGCCCAGCAACAGGCGAATCACTTGAGGCAATTTCTTTTGCTTTATTGATTGCTCCCTCTAAATTTCCTTTATTAGTAAGCGATCTTACATTTAAGTGCTGTAGCGATGATGGATCAAAAACATTACCAGCAACATTAAACACGTCTCCTGCTAATTGCTTTTTATATTCTTGAGCTACAGGACTATCAAAACCCTCACCAAAATACAGCCCATGCGAATACGCTTGCGCTCCTTCACCTGTGCCGATCTTGCTGGTTTGAAATTTATCAAACGCATGAGGTGATCCGTGTGAAGCACGAATCATTCCTCCAAGACCGCCCATAGGCACTAGCCCAGCAGCGCCTAATGCACCTAACCCTGCTTCACCCCATTTCCCTTCTGTAGCGGCTTGTAATCCCTCTACCCCTGATAACACCTCACCTATGCCGGGAATAGCGCTTACAGCGCCTTTCAGAGCCTCTCCGCGAGTCATGGGAGCATCCATCCCATATTGGGCATAAAGGTTGCCGGGGTCATGCGGTTGACCCAAGTAATCTCGCGCCATTCCAGATAGACCGCCTGTAGCAGCTAACGCAGCACCAGCAGAGGCTAGTGGATGTGATGCTAGAAGATCAGCCTCATGCTTGCGCCAAGGATTGAATGCAGCAAAGCGAGAACGTAATGATTCGGGTTTAAATGTAGCGTAATGGGTTGCTGGCCTACCTGAAAAATACACGTCATCGGCAAGGTTTTGTAATACCGCTTCACTTGCCCCCGATGATTTTGCTTTATTTAAGTATTGATTAATCTCTGACTGTACGTCTGTAAATTCAGCACCACCTAAATCTTTAGTAAGTTTTTTGGGTCCTAATTGAACTAATGGCATAATATTCTGTCCAGCTAATGGCTCTTTTGCCATTGCCGCTTCATATTCTTCTGCTTGACGAATATAATCGTCATATAAGTCCCAATCGCCTTTTTTTTCTGCTTTTTCAGCTAAAGCAAGTAATTTTTTAATAGGCACGTCCCTTGCGGCATATTCAGCATATCCTCTAGCTGTATTTGGATCGCTAACTGTCCAAAATGCCTTTTTTGCGCTTTCAGCGCCCGTGCTAGAACCAAACAATTTAGGATCAATGTTGCGTATATCATGGGCAGTTCCATGATACACGTCAATTCCACCCATTGCTTTTGCGCGATCCATCGCTGTATTAGATAACGGAAGGTTTAACCCCCCCTCAGTTTCAGGCAAAGAAGCAACCAATCTAGCAATATAATGCTGTTGCTCGGGGATAAGATTTTTCAACAGTTCTGCAAGTGTTGCCATTACTTCGCCGCCTGTGCAATGTAAGCCGCTGCTCCGATGATAACGACCTTTATCGGGTCAGTAATACGGAACTTGAACACATAAGACCGAGAGACACCTAACCGTCTCCATTCTGCTCTGCGGAGGTACTGACCGATTGCACCCATCCTGATCCACATTTCTGTTCCGTAGGTATAACCACCATCACGGCTGACCTGTAGCATAATCTGAGGATTGGTTCGCTCTCTGATAACAGTGCTATCAGATTCAAGGAGAATGATAGCATTATCCTCTGTTAGCAGCGCTTGATCGAAGTTAGTAGCGAGCGCGTCTTGAGATGATTGATACTCGGATAGGGGTAGACCTACACCCTGCTCCATATCGAGCCGTAGGCGGTAGATGTGAAGTCTGTTGAACGTGCTGGTAGAGAATGTGTGTGGTGTAATCAGCTCTCTAACAATAGTATCGCCAGCATCAGTATAAATGTTAGCGTCCAGTTTATACAGTTTACCAGTTCGATAATCACTAACTACAATCTCATTCTTGAACTGCGCTCCCCATTGAGCGTAGTGACGGCCACCATTGGATGATAGTTCGGACCATGCCTGAGTGCTTGCATCATATAGCCATGTCTTCCCCTCAGTCTGGAAGCTAATCTGATAGAACTCATGCCCGTTTTGACGATACCCAAACGCAACAGCATCGCCGGGATTCTGATACTGGCTAAAGAGGTAATCTAAATCCGGGGTAGAAACGACAGTAGGGGCGTAATTCTGTACGCTGAAAACCGATAAGCTGCCACGGCGGGTGCGACCAAGATAGAAAAGCATCCCACCACAGCGAGCCATAGACCAGCGAGCAACAACACCGACGTCGGTCGGTGATCCTGATATCCTTGCGAACGGGAACGGAAAGCCGCCATTATTTTGCCAATACTCTTGTGAAATAGTGCCTAAAAGAACGATATTGCCGTTATCGACTGTAACCGCCTCAAGGTTGTCAGTGTACGCCTCTTTGCTAGCATACTGTAAGGGGTCCCAGTAGAGCCCATCGTAATTACCCGATAGCCAGAATTGTTTGGTGCCAGTTACGTTGACGACAAAATAACTGTCAATGAACGCTACGGTATTAGCAACAGGAAAATCAATACCAGTGTAAGCATTAGTAATTTTGCGGAAGGTGTTAACGACTCGAATGTCACCCGTAGCCGCACCTGATACGGCAGTGTAAAAGGTCCATGTATTAGCCGGTACACACGTACCGATACCTGTGGTGGTGGTATTGGTTGCAGTAAAGACCGTACCGTAAGCGGTTGAATCAGCACCCAATCCCACCCAGTTAGCTGTACCGGGGACCGTGATGACGTACTCAGTACCGATAACGAGGGCATTAGTCCCAATGACAAATGGAGGATTGAAGACAATGTAAGCACCGGATGGGATGTTAGCATCACCCTCGATGTTTACAATCTCATTCTCCTTGCGAGTGTGTAGCGTCTCAGTAACCGTGACTAGCGTACCTGTGCGGCTGTATGCAAGGTCGCCTGTTGTCGGAGTGTAGATGTAACCAGTTACCCCATCCACAATCATTAGCTGCAAGCCGTTGTCGGCCATACTGACGTTGCCAGCCGTTGTCTCTAGCGTTCCTCGCTCGATATAGCTGCCATCACCACGGACCTCAAGCAATTGGTCATAAGCAACGATAAACAGGGTGTTGATTGCTTCAAACCACCACATGCCCCTAGCTGGCTGATTACCGAAATCAACAAAAGGAGAGAGTCCCGGCGTACCGTAAGCGACAAGATCGGATTTATCATTATCGCGCCTGACCTCCATGTAAAGGTTAAGCCGTTTTTGTGCTGAAATAGCCTTGGACCGGCCTGAGATGCCCGGTCCAAGTATTGCGAGTTCAGTGGTTGTTGGCATTATCTTCCAGTGCTATCCGAGTAAATATTATAGCGCAAGAACCTACTTGACATTAGCGCGGTATCAGTTTGCAAGGTAACTGTACGCTGGTTCATTCTCTTAATAATGCGTAACGCATTTTGCCCCATAGCGATTACGTCTGGGCGCAAGTCGAATTGATACTCCATTGCCAGCGCAACAGCAAGGTTATAAACCAATGCAGCCCAATAACCCGGAGGTAACTCAATATAACACGTCGGATCAGTAATCAGCGGTAATGGGGTCCATGAGGTCAGCGTAATCAGTGCTGGGCCTTGTGTAGACGGGTCGTTAGGTGCGTACAGCGGGTAGATGTACACCTCACCAATAGGGAACGACGGCTGATAGTAAAGATAGCCGGGAAAGTTAGTGCTGAGTGTTTTCAGCCTGATAGCGTTATAGTCATCATAGTTGAGCACCTGCATGGGGTAATCAACAGGAATGCTCCCATTGTTTAGCGTCAGATAAGCATCAATGATTCTAATAGGCCTAATGGTATTCCATGTCCCACCTAGGCCGATTGTGTACGGGTTCTGGTTAGCGTTTAGCTGAAAGGCTTCACGCTTGACCTGATACAGCATCAGTTCCTCGACGCCCCACTGATCCAGCATTCTGTTCAGTGATTGGATGCCGTCAGCGAGTTCCGCTGCGGTCAGGTCAGTATCAACGGCGGACACCTGAATTAACCGCATAGCAGCCCGTACAAGGTCCAAACCCGTGTATAGCTGGCCGACATTACTGGTTGACGATGGGAGGATGCCTACGGGGTTAGCAGCCGCCCATGCAGACGTATTATTCTGCCATAGCGTGTCGGCCATTTCCCAGACGGTGCCGGGAAGGTCCTTGATATTGTATATCCACGCATTCTGGCAAAGATTGCCGCCACCGATAACGATATCGTAGCTTATGGAGTTATCGACTACATAAAACGCGATGTTGTTATCGACTACAGCCGCTGGTTGCGGTATCTCAGTAGTACACGCAGCGTCAGAATAGATCGTGGTCAGTGTCTTGGTATTCTCGATGAATACCTGATAGACACAAGACCCTAGCTGGCTACCGGGAGGGGTCAGCAGGTCAATGGTGTAATACTTAGCCATTGTTAGCATTCTCCAGTGCTTCAACCTTTGCTGATAGCTCTTTAATGGCTGCAACCAGTAGCGGGATGACGGATTGATAGCTCAACAACAAAGTTTTATCTTCATCATGGTCTTCAAATACTGCCTGCGGTAACACTTGTTGCACGTCTTGGGCAATCAGCATAGGTATATTTACCTGTTTTGAGTCATTATTCATGTACCCGATGACGCTGCGCAAGCCAGACACCTTTGCAGTTGCATTCTCAATGTCAGAAACTATGGTTTTAACTCGTTCATCAGAATAGTTCACCCACCCTGATGCTGGACTAGTCCGTTGTATTTTTTGACCTGCAAACGCGCTGCCGTCCCAGTATGTGGCCAAAAAATCATGGTTTGTGTCGGGTCCAAAATCCCATCTATCAGCGTTCGCAAACGTGATGGCTGTGCTGCCTACCGTTCCGGTTGTTGCGCCTGAGAATACGAAATCTTGTTGCTTGTTTGTTGTTCCAAAATAGACGTGGAATCTAGCCGATCTTCCCCCTGAATAAAATCCAGTCCAAACAGTATAATTGCCAGTCCCGTTTGTTTCGTTGTATCTAGTCCATGCGCCACTCTGAACGCGATATATTCCGTTTTGCGATGACGTTATTTGGTTTTTAACCAAAACAATCCCATTGACCCCAAGCGCAACCCCATCAATAGTTTGCACACCCGATAGGGTAATGTTTGCCGTTGTTGCTGCTTGACACGGTACGCTTCTGTTTTGGTAAGCGGGATGAATAGCCGCGCACATGGTAAAAGTCGGAATCTGCTTGGTTCCAAGCATAAACCGACCATTATTGGGGTTTACAAATGCAATAACTTGATTGGGGTCAGTCGATGGTGGCACTGTGCGCTGTGGCGCAAAATCACTAGGATTGACTATAAAATGCCCGTCTGTGGCATTAGCTGTATTGATCTGGTAGTTGGCAAATGATCTACTTCTTGTCCATATATTGTAGGTCATGCAAATTTTTGCATCAGTGTCCATGTTTTCAACAATGGACGTGGTAAACCCACCTGAGCTAAACCCTGATCCAGTCGTTCCTGAAAACCTGATCTCCCCTAAATCGTCCCCATCAATGGTTCGAGTAAAGTTTTCCCCTTTTATAGTGGAACGACTTTTACCAAATGTCAAAAATGAACAACTAGCGTCATTTGAATATTGTATTAAGCCTAAATTGCCGCCAACATCACCGGCTTTCCCCGCAAGCTGACAAGAAATATACTGGAAAACATCATTAGCAACCGGGGCTGTAAGCCCTTGCAAAATGGCATTATTCGTATATGTATTTGTACCGCTTAAAGTCCATCCTGTAGAGGCTGCGGTTGGTGCTTGCCAAGTCCCATCAGCACGCAGGAAGTTAGTGGTTGAGCCTGTGGTGTTAATCGTAGCAATATTGCCTAATCCCAAGGATGCTCGGCCTGTTGCAGCGACTAAATTAGTGGCTCCACCATCCCATTGCAATCTCTGAGTAAAAGCAGCATCCCATTCAGCCTGTTTTGCTGTTGTTGGGATAGAGTATCCAGCGGTATATGTCAGGGCTAATGTACCTGCTCCCGTAATAGGAGAGCCAGACACGGTTAAGCCAATAGGTGCAGATAATCCCACTGAGGTGACTGTACCAGTTCCAGTCCCCACACCAATAGCCGCTCTAAAGTCAGGAGCGCTTAACGCTGAAACAGTATTATCGGCGTTGAATCTTGGGAAAGTAATTGCGGCCTGATTCGGGATGGTAAAGAGATTGCCGCCCAAAATCGTGCTGCCCAGATTAAACCTAGCTTGTGCCGCATTATTAGCGCCGGTCCCACCAGAGGCTACCGGCAGGTTCCCAGAAATTAAAGTGTCTCCGGTGGGATTGGTATAGATAGCCGCATTCCCGAGATACGTGACATTGTTTCCCGTTCCTCCGCGAATTACAGGCAACACACCGTCCACCATGTCGGTTGCAAGAGCCACGCGCCCCCACGCGGGAGTTGGGCCACTAAGCAGTACCCTGTTATTTGTCGCTAATGGGTTGATCTGTCCTATATTGGTCGGTGTTGACGCATACAGGAGGCTTCCCGCCGTGTATGGAGAGCTTGTACCGTACCCTGTGCCGCCTTGTGTGGCTGGAAGAATAATACCGGATGCCAGTCCAATAGCTCTACCGCCAATGTCAATATTCCAAGGGGTAACACTGGTTACATTTGAGCCGTCACGCGCAGCAGCGCCAATCGAGTTATAAGAAACGGTTACGTCAGTTAGCCCGCGCCATGACCCACCGGGGCTTATACCAGTGCCACTCGCGCTAAAGGACAGCGTATTAGGGGTTCCAGACTCAATACTTATATTGGCTGATCCATTAAACGCCACGCCGTTAATGGTTCGAGCGGTTGCTAAGACCGTGGCTGATCCGGCATTCCCTGTACAGGTAGCTGCGGTTGTCGCGTTCTGTACCGTAGTAGCACCAATAGCCCCGACTATATCGGCGGCTGTGGCCGTCGATATAGCACTGGTACCATTACCCTTGAGGATGCCTGTAATCGTGCTTACGCCTATGCCGCCATTCGAGACAGTGACAGGGGTTGCAAGTGAGAATTGAGAGCCTATGAGATTCAGACCTGTACCGGCAGTATATGACGCGGACGCACCAAATAGCGCGAATCTTATCTCATCTACGCCTAACACACCGCTAGAAGGGATTGTAGCCGCCCATGTGCTATTAGCGTTGACGGTACCGTTGGTGATGAATACCGTTGCGCCGTACAGTTCGCTCCATGTGTCAGCGTCGGCTGTTCTGGTCCACGGACCACCAGAAACGGCCAAGTAGATGCCGTTAGTTGCAGGTGCGCCCTGCTCTTTGACTAGCACTCGATCAAGGTTGTTAAGCGCCACACCGTCAACCGTTTGTAGGCCGGAAAGGGTGATGTTAGCCGTTGTAGCCGCTCGACACGCCGTCTTGATCTTCAGGCCTGTAGCAGCCGCGTCCACATAGTCCTTGTTAGCGCCATCAGTGCCTATGGCGGGGGGTGCAACATTAAGAATGCGGTTAGAGCCTAAATTCAGTGCGCCGGTCATGGCGATACTGCCATCCGCTGCAACAGCACCCACGTCACCCGCTGTTAGAGTGTCCCAGATAGGCGCTAGAGCGCCCTGAGAGCGCAGATATTGCCCATTCAGGCCATTGGTGACATAGCTGGTAGTATTAACGCCTGACTGATACAGGAGGTTGCCAGCTACCCCGCCTAAGACAGCGTTAGCAGTACCGGCTGTCCCAGCAGCCGGGACTGAATTGCTCCAAAAAGGAGCAGATAGGCCACCAGAGACTAGTACCTGTCCAGGAGTACCAGCAGGTACAAAAGAGGTGCTATTGAGATCAGCCTGATATGGAAGCTGACCTAAGCCACCGCCGCCGATGTTGGTCGCCTGTGCCGCAAATGAGGAAAATGGGATAGTATTGACCCATGTCGGCGGGAGAGTACCGTTAGAAGACAGTACATAACCAACAGGGCCAGCCGTAGTAAACGCCGTGTTATTAGAGGATGACTGATAAGGGATGGTACCAGCAGCTCCCCCGTATAGGTTATTAGCTGATTCTGATACTAGACCCGTGATACTGGCTGCTGTAAAGCTCAGGGATAACCCGGATTCGTTACCATCACCATCCAGCACTTTCTTCAGGTCAGCGCTTAGCCCCCCATCAATCTGTAATAGGTTGCTGTATGTTTGGTTCTGATATAACGGACCGAGATTAGCCATAATACTTACTCTGAAAAATAATTAAGCGTCAACAGGCTCAACAGGAGGAACTAGGTTAGCCCCATCGTCACGAGCCATCGCCCTGTTAATGTAGTCTGAGAATAGCGCTTCATGCACCGTCGCTACCGGGATCGTTTCGCCGGTCAGTTCCAAGGTTTCTGGATCGCGCAGTTCGATGATGCCTTCGGGGTCTACCGTGTAATTGATACTGCCCAGCATCTGGCGTATCTGCCCGTCATTGAGGTTGATAACGCTCTCCTCGTTGTAGCAAACAGACGGCGGTCCACCCAGCGTGTTTGCAATCGTGATCTGCCATGCTCGTTGCCAAGAAGTGCCTGAGACGGTTTGTTCTTTGTAATCGGCCATTAGTTAATCCTCCTGATGTTTGGGTTTGTTTTTGACACGGGTCGTTACACCGTTTTTTCTTTGCTCCACGTAACCACCCGGTTTGATTGAGATTTTGTTCAGCGTCTCTGGCTTGGTCAGATCAACCTTTTTACCGTCGATGGTAAGCATCAGTTAATACTATGCTGTATTGCTCTAGGAACTGATAACAGTTATTTTGCATTGCCCGTACTGTCCCCCGCTACTGAATGTCAAAGTAATCGTATTTGAAGACCCAGATGCAGTAACAGTAACACCAGAGGTTGTTGCAGAAGCAACGCTAGAAAACGCCCATGTAGAGTTGCCATTTCGCAGTCCTATAATAAAATAGGAACTAGCAGCCCCCGGTGCGGAGCTTGTGCAAATTTGCATTTGTACACTTAATGTGGCCCCGGAAGAAACTACAAGCGTTGGAAAAACTGTAGCTAAATTGATAGTTGTAGAAGATACATTAGACCATATTACGGAATTATCGCCTGCATTGGCCCCAGACCATGAAACTTTTTGTCCCGGTGTTCCAGTATACCCAACCAACAAATCCCCCGCCGCTGTCAGGGTCATCTTGGGGTCGCCGAAACTTCCTGATCCGTTAATTAAACTCCCTGCTGTGCCGGAGGGGGCGGTGAACCATCGGTGTTGGCCGCTGACCTGTTCGGTTTGGCTTGCAAAATTATTGGATGTATAAATCCAGTTTGATCCATTAAAAAAAGCGTTTGCCGTGTGATTAAGCACATGGGTCGTGCTTGCTACATAAGCATTGCCTTTAAGCTGGAAAACATTGCTTACACCACTCCAAGCACTCGGCGTAACTCCCAGTCCGAGGTTGCCGGAGGAGTCAACACGCAAAAATTCAGTGGAATTGCCGCCGTTGGAAAGCACAAAACCATCTGTTGTGCTGCTTGGTGTGCGAATTTGATAACCCGTTCCGTTGCTGTTGTTGCCGGCAACAGCGAGCGCAGCAAACCAAACCCGAGCACGTCCATCGAACGATGTGGATAAATCCAACTTATAAGCAGGAGAACTCGTCCCAATCCCCACGTTGCCAGACGCATCCTTGTAAATCTGGTTAGTGCCGATGGCGATAACGCCCGTACCGCCCGTGAGCGTGCCGGTATAGCCAAGATTAGTGAAGTTACCCGCCGCAGGGGATGAGCCGCCGATAGCCGGAGGCGAGGCGAGGTAGTTACTAAAACCCGTACCGGAGACGGTAGAGCTTGCTGACAGCGTAGTGAATGATCCAGATGCACCACTAATGGCACCGCCCGTAATAGATACACTGTTAGCGTTCTGCGTTGCGAGAGTTCCTAACTCTAGGCTAGTGCGACCAGTCGCCGCAACCAGTCCAGTCGCACCGCCATCCCACTTTAGCCGATCAGCATAGGCTGTATCCCAGTTAGCTTGGGAGGCATTGGTGGGGAGAGAGTAACCAGACGTGTATGTGATCGCTAGGGTTCCAGACGTGGTAATAGGGGAACCGCTCACTGTGAGTCCAGTAGGTGCTGTTAATGCAACGTCCGTGACGGTACCGGATGAGATAACGGTATCCAGCGCCCATGAGTTAACGCCGGTTTTCTTCAAAAATCCGCTAGTGCCGGTTAATCCTGCAATCGCAGCCAAGTCTAAGTCATACGCTTGTACGGATGACCCTATGTCCGTTGTTACCAGCAGTGTTTTAGAGGCTGGAATGGTTGTGCCATTAAGCGTGGTTGCACTCGATGACGTAAGAGACGTGAACGCACCGCTTTGCGCTGTGGTTGAGCCAATCACCACATTGTCCATTGTGCCTAGGCCCACAGGAGCTACCGTCATACCACCACCGGGAAGCATGTTTATGCGTCCTGAACCAGTAGGGGATAGAGTGATATTTTTGCTGGCAGGTGATGCAGTCAGTGATCCGCTGATTACTACGTCAACAAAATCAGCGTCATTTGGCGTATCTGAGCCGATATAATCAGGGGCTTTTAATACTTCGTTTACAAGCAAGTCAGGGGTGACTTTTTGAGTCACCCCTGTATGCACGATAGGCAAAACATCAACATTTGCACTTACAGCAGTTGCTGATGGTAACTGGGAAATCTTGATGTTTGCCATAACGGTTTACTCGTCTTCAGATGCAACAGCAGGAGCAGGAATCTGCGGGGACGCTTCCTGCTGGATCGCGTTAATCAGGGGTGCAACCTGTTCAAACGGCTGTTTACCGAGGTAGGTCAGGACAGCGTTTACAACATTGATTGACAGCTCAATTTTCTCAGGCATTGTTATTGCTCCATTAGGATAAGAATTTCAACTTATACAGCGTGGTCTGATATAGCCCCACGATCTCATCGACGATATTCTGAATAGATGATTCATCACTCAGATTTTTTCTATTTTTCTCGATCCACGCTAAATGTGATCTCAAAATAGAATCAACACTGCCATTGGCAGTATTCTTTATTTGGGGAATGGTAATCAGCTTCCCCTCACAGCCTTGATAAGCCTCGGCTATCTTGTCTGCAAACTCTATGATAGCGGGATAAAACTCACCGAGAGCCATGTGTTGCGCATAGGATTTCGTTTTCAGATGTTCCCTATGCGTGATATCCCTTGCCATGAACAACAAGGCGATAAACTCACCCATGTAGCACCCATCCACGTGATAACATCCTGTCTCGCTCTGTAACGCTGTGTACGCGCATTAACCGTTTAGAAGGACGTGAGCTAGGGTCTAATAGCAAAAATGCCTCAGGAGCGCTTTTAGGAGCTTCTAACGGCATTTCTGATGTAAATTCTTGAGCTTGTGGCTCCATGTCTTCAGGTCTCACTGTGCGTGGTCTACCCATAACATTCTCTTATAGAAATGGGGGGCTTGTGGCCCCCCATTACGTGCTGATCAGCTAGAGAGCGGAATAGCGCCTGCGTTCATCGGATCGTTGACACCGAAAGTGGTGACACTGGATGCGACAGGGAACGGACGCGTTACGCGCACTAGATAGGTGCTGTTACTAGGGGTAAGAGCACCTGCTGACGGATTGTTGATAACAATCGTAACCGTATTAGCAGCAGATACATAAGCGGCTACTGCATAAGCAGCCACGCCTGTAGCGCCACTAACGCTAACGTGATCACCAGCCGCTACACCACTTACAGTGGAAGTAAATGCGGTAGAAGCACCAGCAGCAATAGATGCTGGGGTAATGGTGGCGGTTACAACAGCTTCGCCACGTGTAAGTGACTCAGCTACAATATTTGGACCGGGATTAGACATATAACCTCCTATTAGCCAGTAATGCGGGTTGCGAGTTCAGGATAGACGGTTGACCATCCATAGAGAACGTCGAGACGGCAAGGCAACTGATCGCTGTTAATGTCGTACTGACGAACCAGACGAATCGAGATACCATCAGCCGAAGCACGGCCAGCCATATCGACACCCTGCGGCAAGATAAGGTCAGCAGTCCCCAGAGCAAATGCATCTTTGTGGAAAGCAATCGCGTTAGGCAGGTTAGTATTGACGCCAGAAATAACGGTTGCAGAGGCAGAAGGAATAGCACCGTTGGCGCTAGTCACGTTCTGGAACTGGCCACCAAACACCGGGGTCGGGAAGACCTGAAGACTGGTCGCACCAGCCCCAGCCGCCGCAGTGACCACGAAGTTACGCAGCGCACCAGTAGACTGACGATTTTGTGGGTTGACCGCAAAGACACCGGGAATAGTGAATACTGAACCTACAGGCAGAGTGCCGACAAGCGCAGAGATGGTCAGAGCAAAAGAGGTCTGTGCGTTATTTGGGATGGTCCCGCCAGCCTGTGCTGAAGTGGTGAAGCCAGTCGAAGACCCCGCAGCAAAATTGCCGACGTTCTGATCCATTGCGAAGTTAAACCCGAGAGTGCTATCGCCCAATGCACCTTTTTCAAAGATACGGGAGATAGTGCCGGTCGGATTAAACAGGTTAGTAAGGCCGGAAACGATACCTACCTCGACAGTCGGATCGACAACAATGTTGCGCTCCTCGTCAACCGGGGCAGCTTCCTGATTTAGTCTAGCGCGAGCAGCAAGAATAGCCGCCGTAGCCTGTGCCTGAGTAGGGGTGCCAGTCAATACGCCCGGAGTGCCGACCATATTGTAGACGTTCAAGAACTGTTGAAGCCCGTCATAGTCGATCTTATTGGCAATAGCCGCTACTGCTGGCTTGATGAAGCGATTAGAAAAATCACTAATGTTCATCGTCATGTCTTGGGTGGTAAACGCCATATCAACATGAAACTGGGTATCCAGTGTCAACGGTACATAGGTTTCAACCGAGGATTCGACCTGCAGTGCGGGGCCAGTGGACCCTACATAGCGCGGGGGTTTACGCAGATTGATAGTAGTACCGATTTTGGCACCCTCAATCGCAAACTTGTTGTCATACTGGCGAGAAACAGCGCGGGTGAAAACCAGATGATTCTGCAGAATACGCAGAGCTTCATTGGTAATCATGCTAATGGTAAGCAGATTATTAGTAGCCATAAGTGGCGCCTCCTAAAGAAAAAATAAAAGTGGATAGCCTTTTATTTCGTCCAGACAGGAGCCGCTCCCTCGAATGGTCTGACCTTGCCGCAATGATTCACGGCTAGATGAATCACTGGTGAATGCTTTATATCACAAAAGCAAAAAAGGCGCTAGTATTTCATAGCGCCTTCGAGGTAGAGCAATAAACAGCCTCCTTTTTGGGAGGCTGTTTAAGGTAACATAATTTACCGCTTATATTGGGCTTGACGTGCTGCCCTCTCATCAGCATTACGCGCTGCGATGTAATCTTCCGTACTCATTTGAGAGTAGTCCTTGGCATTTCCCGGCGTATTTCCTACTACAGAGATAGGCTTGATCGGCGTGGGCGTGTTGCTAATCTTGCGTGGTGCGCGGTTGATTATCTCGGCCAGCCTCATCCCAGCCTGTATAGGATTCATGTTCGCTATCTCATACGCAACATCCAAGTTTTTTCCAAGCGTGTAAGCGATCTCTGGCCCATTATCCAAGCCTAACAGCGCTTGTCGAATGGTCTGATTCTGCGCGAGCATGGGATCAGACGTAATTTGCTCAATCACTCCATCATAATCACTGTATCTGGCTCTCGCAGCCGCTTCTGCTGTCTCCAGCTTACGCTGTTGCTCCGCTAAAGCCTGACGCTGCATAGTCTCCTGCTGCTCTTGCTTAACAGCCTCAATAGCTTCCATCTTGGCTGATTCGCGTGTATACGTCATCATGTCACGCATATAGCGGGGATCGAACTCGCCGCCCACATAGTCATCAGCATTGGGCGCAACAGGGCCTTGGACCGCCTGTGGTGCGTTATTTTGCGAGAATTGGCGCAGCATCTGCTCTTGCTGCTCCAAAACCTTTTCAAGCCTCTCGGCCTGTCTGCGGGCCTCATGCTTATCTCGCGTTAGCTCGTCGATCCTGCGCTTATACCAAGGGTCTTTTTCGGCCTTGGGTTCAGGAACTTCTTCACCCTCCGATTGTCCAGCGTCCTCCACTTCCACCGGGTTTTCATCGGTGAGTTCGGCAGGTACATCGTCAATAATTGTTTCTGCTGTGCTTTCGATAATGTCATCGCTCATATTGCCCTCTAGTGTTTACTGTTGCTCTGGCTTCTGTGCGCCCGTTAGCGCGGCGGTATCGGGTTTACGTGTCATTGCCCCGGGTCCACGTGTAGCGCCTTGTGGTGCGCCTTGTGGTGGCTCTGGTGGTGCTTGCATAGCGGCTTGCATGGCCTGTTGCTCTAACTGCTCGAATTGCGCGTCTTCTTCTGCGAATGTTGGGGTAGTTTGACCAAGCATCTTAATCAGATTAGTCTGAATTAGCTGCTCTAATCCTGTGGTCTGCGTCATCAGTCCGGCCTCTGCTTGCATTCGCTTGGTCTGACTATCAAACCACTCACGTTCCTTGTCTTGAATGGCCAGTATCCGCTCATCACGTAAATACTGTAATTCCTGACTCATTTGCTCCATTTGGCCAGCCATTTGATCCATCATGCGTTGGGCCTGAATAACGCTAGGATCGACCTTTTCTCCTTGTGCTGTTGGCTGTAGTTCAGGCGGTAACAGCATTTTCAAGCGCTTGGCTATCTCGTCTGCCCCCGGCCAGTCCATATTCTTCATCATCAGGTCCCCGATGGTCTGGAATAGCTGCGGGTTAGCCTGTGTGAGTGCTAGCATCATGTTAGCCGCTTCATCGCGCTTGGTAGCGTAGCTGGGGCCAGCATCGCATACCACGTCATACTCACCTAGGCCGAGGTTGTAGATGCTATCTATCTCAGGGTTATCGGTTCCCGTTGAGGCCTGCTGTTGATTAGGGTCAATCTGTACCTCACGTGGCGTACCGTCCTCACCCAATATGCGCAGGACTCTAGCTCTGTCATACACTTTCGGGATCATGTCCAAAACAATGCGACCGACTTGTCTAATAGAACGGTTCAAGTTGTCTTGATAATGGAAGTTACCAACCTCGGATTGCTTCTGGCGTAGCAACAAAGCGCGTCCCGAGGTTTCGTTAGACTGATCACCTAAGCTGGGCTGATAGATCCCCATTGACTGCATGATGTCATTCTCTGCGAGTTGCAGAGCCTGCATGATGGCTGGGCTGGCCTGCGGAGGCATAGCGCGCTGTGGTGCGCCGACAGGTGTCCCCGCAATGCTTACGGGATCATACTCAAGATAGGCGAGAGACTCTTTATTAGCACGTCCCCAATTAGGATCACTCTCAAACTGTCCAGCAACCCCGACAAACGGGGCTTTGGGCGCTAGGGCTACATTCTCAGCATTGGCTGAAAGATAGTAGTTGTAGAGCCTCTGAGCGTCCTTAGCATTGCGTACAAGGCCGGAGCGGTAACACTTACCTTGCAGCCAGACCTCATGTCCAACAACGGGCACGATAGGAATGTACTTGGTAGGTACCTCAGTCTGTTCCAGCACCTTATCACCGATGCACTTAGCCCACATGCAGCGTTTGACGAATGTGGAGCGTGTCTGGCCTGATTCTGGGTCTTGTATCTCTGCTGGCTCATGATCTAGCCAGTAATATTCGGCAATGCGTACACTGTCCTTTGTGTACCAGCCCTGCATATCACCGTTGCCAGCCGCGTCGAAGTTAGTCTCGTCTACGTCTGGATATAAGCGCCTGAACTCGTCTTTAGGTATTTCCTCGGCTATGATCGCCCAGCAAGCGTCTGAGCCATCAGGTGACTTGCTATGTGGATCGTAATAGACCTTGAACGGATCAGGAATGCGGTCGATATATATTTCTTGATCGAAGCTAGTATCACTAGACCAGTCATTACGTACTCGGATATAACCAAGGCCAGTATCCACCTGCCATTCAACAGCGGTATCGTATGCTATGGCTGCATTACTATTATCCTGTATGTGATGAGCCAGCCCCATCAAGACCTCTGCTGTCTCTTGATCAGCGCCGTTAGAAGCAGGACGAAATCTGATGCTTGGAGTATTCTGCCTGATCCCGTTTACGACACGATCCCTAAACTGTAGCAGTCGATTGACTACTAGCATGGGCCGCTCTTTACCGGGGCGATTACGGTCATATTTCGCATATTCGGGCCACTGGTCGCCTAGACGCGCAAAACGCACGTCATCGAGCCGATCTTGTCTGTTAACAGATTCAAACTCTACCGCTTGCTGAAAGCGTTCGCGTATCTCCCTAAGTAGCTTTTGCTCGGGGTCTTGGTCAGACCCCCCTAAGGAATCCATCACTGCGTCTGTATCTAGGTTCATAAATCTCTCTCGTTAAGACATCCAAGACCCAGCGCCTTGGTCAAGGCTTCGCTTGCGCTGGATATTATCGTTTCGCATTGAGTCTATGGCTGTGGCCAGATATCTGAATGCGTCAGCACCGTGACTATATTCATCATGTAACGGGCCGGTCGGTTGATTAGTTGTAGCATTGATTGAGCGTCTATAACGCTTTAAGCACTCCTGTAATCGTGCTGTTTTCTCTTTGTCCATCCATACACGCGGAAATAGTAACCTACTCAAGCGTATCCCATGCTCTACGTCACCAATCGGAATCACCTCAACAGACCATCCTAGCTGAGTCATAATCTCTGCGGCTGATTTACCTGTGCGATAGTCCTTGCTGACAGCATCATGCGGTAAGTATACCTTACCCCAGTTATAGGGGCGCTGTTTTAGTGTGTTGCTGTACCAATCGAGCGTCTGATGCGTTTCCTCGATATAGTCAATGATGCGGGCCTCTGATCCAGACTTCTGCACCATGATAATAGTCATTGCGTCATTCCATCCCAAGTCAAACACGCAATGAGTCTTCAGGACTGGATCATGTGATACGCGAGTAACTCTATGGTCATCAATCAATGCTTGGTACTCGTCAGCATAGATAGCCCCGTCAACGACTGTCTTGGGCTTACCTTCCCATATCCACGCATAATCAGCCGCATTGTGCTGCTGGCAATGCAGACGCTCCTGTTCAAGCACAGCGGGGAAATAGGGGTTGTCGTTCCAATTTACCTTAACGACCAAGGCATTATCGGGCGCGTTAACTATAAATCTTTGATATGTGTCATCAGTATCTAGTTCTGGGTTAAGAGAAACCCATATCTCAGAGTTTGGTTTGCGGATAGTTGGCAGCAATATATCCCATGATTTCTTTGAAATCACTTGGCTTTCCTCTGCCCATACTATGTCGATGCCCTCAAAAGACTTAATGCTTTCTACGCTTTGCGTGGATAATCCAGCAAAATAAAACTCTGACCCATTAGAGCATTTGATTGCAGTCTCTGTAACTGTAAACAGCGCCCCAAAGCCAAGCGATTGAATTTGGTCAACCAACAGCTGGTGTACTGATTGCCTGATAGATTTTTGAATTTCTCGACAACACAATATGCGAAGCTGACGCTCTGCCGCTTGAATCAACAATGCTCTAGCGAAGCTCCATGATTTTGCCGACCCCCTACCGCCATAAAATACTTTATAGCGATAGGGTTCAAACAATCCCCTCATTTTAGCGGGAAAGTGAGCGTCAGTCTCTGTCATGCAATAGTCTGATATGGATGCAATGCTTTTTTTGCTTGCAAATAAGCCTCATGCGCTTTTTCTGGTGTTTTATGCGTACCAAGCCTTACGCATTTGCCATCGATGGTAATTTGCGCTCTATAATTTGAACCGTGGGCACACACACCTAACAGACCAACTTTATTTGGGGATCGTGCTTTTTTTTCATTTTGCATATTTTGGCTTCTTGTTGCTTCACGCAGATTTTCTATCCTGTTGTCACCTCTGATCCCGTTAATGTGATCAATGTCATGCTTAGGAAATTCGCCATAGTGAAGCATCCAAATTAAACGGTGCGCTGCATATTGCTTGTACTCGACAGTAATTCTTTTGTATCCATTCCACATCACTCTATACGCAGCTTTCCCTGCTGGACTATTGCCTCTTTGCTTTCTGTTGATCAAATCACCAGTTAAAGCGTCGTAATCAAAAAGCTCTTTTAATCTTGCTTGCGTAATCATATCTACCTCCGGTTTAAGGTCGGCTATAAAAATGCGAGACTGACTGTTAACCGATACAGTCGGGATGCCTCCCTGTCTCGCATACATCTATTTTACATCATTGAACTTAACAGTCACAGAATGTTGAACTGGGCCGCCATCTGAGCCAGTTACTTGACTCTTTACCTCAGAAGGTATGACCTTAGAGACAAGCGATAAATAAGCCTTGGGATTATCTATTGCTTGCTTTTCGAGATAAGCTTGACCACCAACAGCATCGAGAGACGCTATCAGCATGTTTCTCACGTCTGCTGTGGTTTTATTCGGTACACCCTTGACTCTGCCTTTGCCAGCATTAGGTGGCCGTCTAACAGCATTTGCTTCTATTTTGCTACCTTCACCCATTGTTCGCGGCCTCCACTTCATCAGCCATTAGCCATAACCTTGTAGCCAACTCATCTTCAGGCCTCTCCTTCCATTTCTCAATTAAGTTCGCTATGAAAGCTCTATGTCTATCTCGTTCTGCTTCTTGCGCGGCCTCCCACGCAGCCAGCAACCCGTTCCGTAAATTGCCCTGTAATAAGTCGCAAATGTTCTCGTCATGCCATTTGTCAAATTCACTCATTATCATCCTCTTTCACTTGATCAGCCATCATCCATAGCTGCAAAGCTAAATTTCGTGCGGATTTAGCGCTCAGTAAATGAGCCACTATTGATGCATCACTAGTCAATTGCAGCATAACACGCTCTTTTGAATTTGCTTCGCCTGGATTATCAATGTGAAATCCCACGCTACATGAAAGTTCACTCATCATCAGACCTCTCTAACCATTGATCGCAACTATGATCCGCTGAAACCTCAATAGGTTCTTGAAAGTGATCCAGTGCGCAGTTTCCTAAACGATACTCAGTCCTAATAATGTCATAAAACTCACAATACTCGCAAGTCTTATGGATCACGTGTCTCTGTTCCACATTGAACCTCTATATACTTTTCCAGCACATGCTGCGCTTTGAGTAGATCATCAATGCCTCCTTTGTGTCGCCAGCGGGTAATGTACTTTACTATTGTACCCTGAAACCAATCCAGCTCATTTGCTGCAATAAAATCCCACACTTGGATTGGGGTTTGGTAATGACTACCAGCAATCTGTTTATCGTTCGCGCTCATTTATCTCCCGTAAGCCCGCATAACCTTTGCAAGTCCCGGCTTACACTCTTTCAGCTCAGGACATATCCCATTTCTGTACACACAAACCGGAACCATGTGATCTGATAAGGCTGGGTCAACCTTCTTCATCGCTTTCTTCAGCTTCATCCACACTGACACGGTTTCAGGAGCAGAAGCATAACACAATCGCTTCAGGCTCATGTTTATCGCTGCCTGAGCGTTGATAAACATTCCATGATTCACGGGTGTATACCGAGTTTCCTCACCATTGCCTCCGCGATCCTTCCTGTTAGATTCTACAAAGTGGCTCACGCCGACATTATGCCTCACCAAGTGTACACTAACCAATGTATAGATGTTCTGCAACTCGATCCAGAATGTTTGCGTCCTTGCGGGTGAATGTTCGCACCTGTATATCTTCTCCAGCGTCATCTCGCTAGGCTTCATACCTGGCTTGCGTGTCATATCACAAGCTCTGCGCATGATCCGCTCATCGACTAGCTTTTCTATATGGATAGTTGTTTTCATTCCTCTTCCTGCGTTACTCATACATAATACTTGACTATATGCCCGCAATCCTTGCAAACCATCCTGTAGTGACTGTAGATGTATGAATCGTAAGTAATCACCTCCTTTTTTGCCATGTTAGCCATCTCCGTCATGGTCAGATGTTTCTCTGGCGGGGGTATGATGATTTGCTCATGTAGCACGTCTGTGCTGTCACATGCGTCGCAGTGGATAATGATTTTCTCATTCATTCTCCCACCTCTATTACGTTGTCTTTCTTAATACATAGCCGTTCACTACGAGAGGTCTTAGCTACCATCGTGGAATACTTACTTGGCACTCCACCTTTTGCTATACACACTTGCGTGAATCTATTCTCATCCTCTAATGTACTTAGAAAGAGCAGTGCCATCAAGAAAACGGCCACCACAATAAAGTTTCCTATTAAACTCATTCTTCCTCCTTCACAAAGATACCATCACTGGTTAAGTATCCCTTTCTATCCTTGATCATCTCATAAGCATCATCTAAACAACTTCGCAGGTCAGTCCCCAATAGATCAGCACCTATTATCAATGTAACAAGGATATCCCCATAGGCATCTCTCGCTTCATCTTGAAACCATTCTCTATCTACACTGCACTTATTTAGCGCAGTAAGTAACTCGCTTACTTCCTCAAGCGTCTTTATAGCCTGAGCCAGCGGGTTACTGTTAGGGATAATCTTTCTCGCCTCTGCCCATCGGAGGACCTTTAATTCTAATGTCTGAAATGATTCGCTCATTGCTCCTGTCCTATTATCTGTTGTTATCGTCATCAGTTGCTTTCATTATCAACAGCATTGCAAACGCAACCAATGCTGCGATAATAGTAAGCGATATGAATAACTGCTCTCCGCTTATTGAGTCTTCCATCGCTCTACCCTTGTCTTATGTCGTCGCACCGACGACCCACGCCATCCACTACCTCGTACCTATTTTCCTCATAGATTGTGTTTAAGAGATCGACGATTTCATCAATCACGCTAGGGTCATGGAACTTATAGGATAGCAAGTCAACATCTGCATACCCGTCGCCCTCCAAATAGTCCCCCATATCGTGACAAAGGCGCAGCATGTCGCCAGTATTTGCCATCATGTAGTTACACAACGCAAACTGTACAGCCGCGTTTTTCGTCAACGGTTCGCGTTTAACGTGGTGATCCAGGTGTACGCTTTCGCGCTTAGTGTCGTTTAGCAGTGAATAGTATATGCCCATTATCTATTTCTCCATTCCTTGATTACACCTATTGTTTGTCTGATCTTCATCAGTGCCATGTCCGGCATCTCATTATCTATTGACTGTGCAATGTGATGCACTTGGTCAATCAAGTAATTACGCTGCTTGGTTATCTTGAGTGTATCAGCAATAGATTCATCGTTATCCCACCACTGATCGAAGTTAGCCATTATTCCTCCCCTGTTGAGTTCTTGATTAAGTGCCGCCCACTGAGTACCAATCAGCGACGGCGTGGTGTTTTCCAGATCAGTGTCGTGTCGGGGCAAGCCCCTAGCTGGTGCGACTTAATCCGGCGGGCCATACAACCCGCGCTGTACTTCAGCGATTGAGACAGCTTGCAGTCCGTCTACGCCTGTCATGCTGACTTCTGTTCCCCTGAGCATGAAGCGGGTAGCTACATATCCCCGTAGCGGGGCCAGATACCGTCTGGCGCGGGGTTAGTTGGTCCCCGGTAGATTTTTGATCGACTCCCACCCAAGGATGAAAAGTAGATTCCGAGGACCATTATATGGCGGGTGACAGTACGGCTCGTTTTGTTAAACCCTATGGATTTAAGACCGCCTGTCACCCATAAACTCTGGTTGTCGTTTTACCCCTGCAACCACAGGATTTACTGCGCTTACTGCACAGGTTATGCAGTAGGACGGAACGTATTGTACCACAGTCACACCGGACTACAACAGCCCTTGCTTGAACCGGCCTACCTTTCTTGATGTAGTCCACAGGCTCAGACTCTCCGATCACGGTCCAATGTGTATACACCTTACCCTCCACTTCTAGCCGCTTACCCATGCAACCTCCGCTCCCTGTCCTTGGGATGATGGGAGGGTAAAGGACACCACCACACCCACTGGCTATCTGGGTACCAGACTCCGATAGTAGCAGCACCTAGATCAGTCTTCCATAGGCACTTAGCATTCTTAGGGTAAGGGCCGTCCTCTACGTGTCTCCAGTAGGGCTTATACTCTGATACGTGCGTCATTTCATCTTGCATACTGTCACTATCACTCCACCGTTTTTTATAGGTTCACCGTAAGCAGCAGCAATCCGCTTAACCTGCTTGTCATCCTCAATACAGGTTCCTTGTATAGCGTCTAGCAACACCTTAAGACAGTTGTCCAGGTCAATGCAGACTTTGCTAGCTATCCCGGCTGCTGTTAGCTTTGGAAGAAGCTGTATTGTAACTTCAACATCGCCAGCATACAACTCGTTACAGGTGATCTCGTTGTACAGGTCCTGTTGCTTGCTGGCCTCCTTGACGATCCTCTTGAATGCCGTTGCTTCCTTACTTGGGACAGTTCTGCCTCTGAAGGTGCGCCAATAGCGATTGGTAGAGGGTGGGTAAGGGAGGTGTAGTTGGACTAGCTGCATAGGGAATTGACAGGTTGTGATATGTGTGGTTAGAATAGCACACGGCTGAGGACTGACCCCTCAGCCAACATAGGCATACGGCGTAACGCTCGCACGCAGTCGGGAAACCTCTCTCCCGATCAAGAGGATCAGGATAGCTCTTTAATCGGCCTTAGCGCCATCATCCTGTACCCTGTAGCCCGTGAAGCTACGAACTCCCTCCTTAACAAGGACAGGCGCGTAGTTGACGACGCGATAATATACGCAGGCCGTATATTGCTTTTGTGTGAAAAACCGTTTCGGATCACACGAAAGCTAGTCTGTCATTTCATTTGAAATGAATCGTTTTGTTGGGGCCCGTGGACCTGCCGGGTAACCATCACTGTGCGTTAACATGTGAATCACAAGGGGCTGCTCTCTATATCCTTCTGTACAAGCGAAAGAGCAAGCGCTAAACAATCTCTAAGTGTTCGATCCGGGGATCACTCCCCGGATCGAACTATGTTATAATGAATGCGTGCGACAGAGGGTTCGAAACCTCGTTAGTCTGGTTCACTAACAGTCGCACTTCCTCTATGAACCGCCAATAACCAAGGAGATCACGTATGCTTACACAAGCTCAGCTCAAAGAATTACTGCACTACGATACTGAAACCGGCCTGTTTACATGGTTGACTTCTAAACGTAACAGCGTAAAAGCAGGAAGCATTGCTGGATGCAAAAAGGAAAATGGATATATACTGATTAAGATACACAATAAACGATATAAAGCACACAGATTGGCGTTTCTGTATGTTTATGGTCGCTTTCCAGAAAAACAGATTGACCATATCAATAGAATTAGATCAGATAATAGGATATGTAACTTACGCGAAGCTACCAATCAGCAAAACTTATGGAATCAAAGTATACGAAAAGATAATACCTCTGGTTATATTGGCGTCTCAATGTTTCGCAAAAAATATGTTGCGCAAATCACAGTTGACAGCAAGTTGATTCATATAGGAACATTTGCTACAGCCGAGAAAGCTGGACAAGCATATCTAGCCGCTAAGTCTGTATATCACGTTATTTAAGACAATAAAAAAGCTGAGGGGTAAATGGTTACCCCTCAGCTTTTATGTATCTACTGTTTACGCAATCACACAAGTATTACTAGGCCGACCCCAGCGATTAAAGCCCATATGCATTACGTGAAGGTCAAAGAATAGAGCATCACCTTTGCTGCCTAGCGCTCTCTGTTTCATTATCTCAGCCTTGCGAACGCCCTCATCGTCAGTAACCTCAATCTCAGTGTCTACGAATGCACGTATGCCTGACCACCCTCTAGCACCAGACGCTTGCATTTTTCCAGAGTGGTGAATCATCATGACACTGCTAACAGTGCTGTTCATGAGATAATCAATACGGTTCATCACTGGCCCCATGTCTTGACCCGCATTCTCGTTCGCACCGGAGCTGATCCGAGCGAGTGTGTCTCCGATGATTAGTGCTGCTTTGCAGCCCCTCATGTCCTCCGCTTTCTTGATAGCTGCTATCACTCGTTCCACGTCGCGGTCATCAGTGAAAAAGTTAACCGGCTTCTGAATAAGCAGCATATTGTCCAGAATGCAGTTGTGATACTTCATGTACGCTTGCAAGCGCGTTCTGACGGTCTCAGGGCTTTCAGTCGCCATATAGACAACCATGCCTTGCTGCGTGCGTTTCCCCAAAAAATCTGTGCCACGACTGACAGCAGCCGCCATGTTCAGCGCAAAGAATGTCTTACCTGAGTTTGAGTTTCCATATAGAATGCTTGTGTTTCTAGCAATCAGCACGTCCTCAACCAGTTCATCGGGTGGGCTAAAGTCTGTTGAAATCTCATTCGCAAAGACAGCGCCGATAGAGTCAAATAAATCCTCGTCCTCTCTCACGGGTGCAGGAGCAAATGGATCAAAGGTCACATATTTCTGCGCAGCGCTACGCACTAACGCAGGAATCTGTTTATAGCGATCTTTCCAGCGCTGGTCATGCTCTGCATCGCTGGCTTGCATTAAGGCCTTGAGATGATTCACAACAGCACCGTTGTGTGCTCCTGAAGCGCATAGAGACGCGGCGAGGTCTCTTAGACTATCATGGTACGTATCACCCTTAAGAATGCGCTTAACGAGCTCTGCATGTCGCTCATGTGGCTGTCTATCTACAATCTCCCCTGTTGCGGTATCTACATGGCTACTAGACCTAATGTAGTGAGCAAGGCTCTCGAAGTGCTGGAGCGGACACAATGGGGCTGTGCGCACTATATTGTCAGTGATGGTCAAGTAACGCTGGCTACTGTATAGCTCTATGGACAGTCCGTCATAGCTTCCCTTGACTCCTTGAAGCAATGGGGTAGCGTATCCAAAGGCTCTTAGGCCTTTCCCTGACGGACTGATGCTGACATAGCTCGCACCCAGATGGTCCAGCAAGTGCATGGCAGCAGGGTCGATCACGTCATCAGTGATGCAATGGTCAATGTCTATCCCACACAACCCATCACCATTAAGCACAAAGCCTATCCCTAGCGCCTGCTCGCACTCCTCATAAGCGGTTGTCGCTTGGTCAAAGCTGGCCCATGTGTCCGGGTTAGTGCTGCTTGCACGACTGTTTATGTACTTAGCGTCGTAAGGGATTTTCCCCTCTCGCCACACTACCCACCTGTCTAAGTCCTTGAGTTCATTAGGAATGTTATCGTAGTTCATGCTCTATCCTCTGAAGAAAAAACGGGTGCAAGTCTACTACACTTTGTAGCTGACCAAGCAAGAGAAATTATTTTCACTTTTTTTGCTTCAGGGGGGTTGACGTGCTTGCTGAGGCGCGTACAATACCCACCAAGCCAGATACATGGCGAACCACACAGAGGATAGGAAAATGAACTTCAAAACCGACACACTGTTTCTTGAGCTAGTAGCAGCACATAAAGCAGGGCTTAAAATTGCACGTAAACCGGGGAACCGCTCTGCTTACGCGGCTCTGATTCAAAAGCAAATGAATTTACAAGAAAAGTTGATGATGCAGTATGATGTTTCTTTCATACAATTAAACGGCGCAATGATCAGCGCATGATTGACGACTTTGATCAACCAAACACAGCTCCGGGCCAATGCCCGGACTGTGGACAGAAGGCGGATATATGGATTGCGACCAGTCAACAGTACGAATGTCGGTTATGTGACTGGAAAGGTAGAAACCCAAATAGAGAGATAAACAATGATACAAATAAACAACACTAAGCACCTGCAAACTAACGGCGTTAAGGTCCTTGTTTACGGACAAGCGGGCGCCGGGAAAACTACGCTTATAAGCACGGCTCCAGCACCTATCGTATTAAGCGCGGAGGCTGGGTTGCTTTCACTGAGGGATTACGATATTCCTTACATCGAAATCCGCAACATGGATGATCTGGCTGAAGCCTACCATTGGGCGGCTGAATCTGAGGAAGCTAGCCAATATCAGACCGTGTGTCTTGACAGCATCAGCGAGATTGCAGAAGTAGTGCTGACTGCTGAAAAGAAGAAGAATAAGGACCCCCGCGCAGCATACGGGGTTATGCAAGACACGATACAGGACTACGTGCGCAAGTTTAGAGACTTGTCCGGTATGCACGTATACTTTAGCGCAAAGCTAGAAAAGGTACAGGATGAAATGGGGCGTATACTGTACGGTCCATCTATGCCGGGGAATAAAATCGGCCAGCTACTTCCGTACTACTTTGATGAGGTCTTAGCTCTACGTGTAGAGCATAACGACAACAATCAGACCGTGCGCATGTTACAATGCGAAGGTGACGGCACGTGGCTAGCAAAGGACCGTAGCGGTAAGCTGGACAAATGGATGGAGCCTGACCTATCAGGTATTATGCAGAGGATCATAGCATGAAAGTTAACGCTGAAGATGTGTTTTTTGTTACGGAAGAAGGAAAACAAACCACACTGGTTGATTTCATGCAAAGCGTACTGGCAACCATGCAGATGCTAAAAATAGAAAGTGTAGACGCAAGCAATATCTTGCTTGTTGATGACAATGGAGACACTCTGTCTTTAGAAGATTCTATGTGGGGCTGCATTAACGCCATAGAGGACTTGAACGACAGGTTATTAGACTTGGAAACAAGAAAGATTAGCAAACCACACTAAGGAGCAATAAACATGGCAAATTTAGGTTTTTCCGTTAGCCCAGAAGACGCTGTAGAGCATACATACGACGATAGCCCCGTACCTGCTGGCTGGTATGATGCGGTGATTAAGAAGGCAGAAATCCTACCCACCAAGAACGGCGGCCACAGGATCAATATACGCTATGATATTACTGGCCCCACCCATGCTGGCCGCGTGGTTTTCGGTAGCGTTAACCTTGCTCACCCAACCAGCCCAAAGGTAGCGGAGATCGGGAAAGAGCAGCTTGCTTTGATTGCAGCCGCATTGAACAAGCGTATTTCCGACTCCGATGAACTAGTCGGCGGTGTCTTGCGTATCAAGGTCAAGATCACCAAGTCAGAGCAATATGGCGAGTCAAACGAGGTAAACTCTTGGGGCAGACCATCCTCAGCACTCCCACAAGCTCCCCTAGGCTCTGCTGCGCCTAAATCTGGTAACACCCCTCCGTGGGCTAAATAGTTCTACACTTCCTCTGTAGAGACCTTATGGGGGCTTATCGGCCCCCTTTTTTTATGGACATGGACATGAACCTACAAGAGCAAATAGATCACGTGCTAGAACAAGCGGTAGAGAATCCTAGACCACATATAGGTGGCTCTACGCTCGGCCATCCCTGTGACCGTTACCTGTGGCTGGCCTTTCATTGGGCGGTCACTCAGCAATTCCCCGGGAGGCTACTAAGACTGTTTAAGCGTGGCCAGGACGAGGAAGCATCCGCTATCCGGTACCTAGGATTGATCGGCGCAAAAGTGACGCAGCAGCAACAAGTCGTTGACTTCGGCCAGCATGTATCCGGTAGTGTAGATGGGGTGATTACAGGCTTACCGGGACATGAACTAGCGAAGGTGCTGTTGGAAGTTAAGACGCACAATAAAAAGTCATTTAATGAGCTAGAGAAAAAGGGAGTACAGCTTGCTAAGCCCATACATTACACACAGATGCAGGTGTACATGCACGGACTAAAGCTGGATCGTGCGTTGTATTACGCTGTTTGCAAAGATGACGACCGGCTACACACAGAAATAGTTATGTATAACCGGGAGGCGGCTGTCAGCGCTATCGAGCGTGGCCAGCGGATCGCTATGACTGATAGGATGCCTGAGCCGATAGCTGCAACAGGTGACTACTATGTGTGCAAAATGTGTCCCATGACGGAGTTCTGCCACCAGACGCAATGCACTAAGAATGTGAATTGCCGAACATGCGCTTATGCTGATCCAACAATAAACAGCACATGGCGCTGCATGGTTCATGGTGCGGACATCCCGTATAACTGGCAACTATCAGGCTGTGATAATCATGTCCTTCATTCGGACCTTGTACCGTGGCCTATGACGGTCAATGATGATGGCCCACCACAGTACAGGATTGACGGCAAGCTAGTCGCTAACGGCGTGTCAGGGCCAGGAGTGTACAGCTCTAGGGAGATACTGGCTGATCCTGCTTTATGCGCGGCTGCTGATCCCACTGTGGAAGAGCTGCGCTCACGCTTCAATGCAAAAATTGTTGAGCCTAGTTAAAATTTTTGTTGACATTGAGATTCATGGCCTTACAATACTCCTTAACGCGGCAATTCAGCCGCGTTAAGGAGGAATAATGAGATCCTTTGATCTAAAGGCAGCGCTAGCTGGAGAGGCGGTTTGCACACGAGATGGAAAGCCTGTAACACAATTAGCTTATTTTAATGTTTTAGATTACCGCCCAGTCGTAGGCGCGGTGCTTGGAGGTATGGCTTTCTGGAGAGAGGATGGCCAGTATACTCCATTAGGGGATAGCCCGTATGACCTTGTTATGGCGAACGTCAAGAAGACGGGATGGGTTGCTAGATTTAAGAATGAATCTGGGGAAGGCTGCTACAGTAGCGGCCAGATTTATGACACTAAAGAGGCTGCGCAAGAGTCCGAACCACAAGCAGCCAGTTACCATGAGATTGATTGGGAGGAATAATAACATGCCGTGTTATGACGAAAGATCAAGTTCCGAATATGTAAGGAATAACGAGGTCCCCCCGCTCAAGCGGGAGTTAGACAGGGTTGAGGCTATGCTTTGTGGACTAATAAAAGCCATGTATAAAGAAAATCCGTTTCTTCCAGTCCTGACGCATTATGATGATCAGGAAGCAGGGATAACGCAGACCGAATTGCTCCATTGGTGGATTAGCCACCAAAGGAAAGATAGGAACTCAGCACAGGAGAAGAAATAATGGATAAGTTTTTTGATGTTATATATGCGAATCTTAGAGAGTTCGCAGAATGGACGGTCGTTGGCATCATTGTAGCCGCTCAATTGGGCTTGATGCTGGCCGGACTATCTTTTATGGGGTACGTAATTTATAAACTATTTGAGCTACTAAAATGAATACTATATACGCTTTTATTACCGTTTTCTTAATCGCTATGCTGTGGGCATACGCTGTAGTGGGGATGATCTAATGAGTATGGAAACTGTAACCTGTGAACTCAATGGTATACAGGTTGAGTGTACGCTAGAAGTTGAGCCGCATACACCCGCTTACACGTCTGGACCACCAGAAAACTGTTATCCAGCAGAGGGTGGTATCGGTTACATAGAAGAGGTGAAATACGTCACAGACGGGTTAGTTAAAGTAAATGGTGATTGGATTAAGTTTGATGAAGTGGTAGTCGATATTACTGACTTGGTGACCCATGAGCAAATTCAATTACTAGAGGCGCAATGTTATGAGCATTTTAGCAAAGATCAAACAGAGTATTGAGCATAGGAGCCTAGTGCGGGAGTATGACCGCATTAGACAGGAGATTGACGACCTACACGCACAGATAGACACGCTGTCTATCAGGCTGGGTACAAGCGTTCGTCGTAAGTGTGAGATAGAAATAGAATTGAGCAGGGAGCAATAATATGAGCTTTTTAGAGACTGTTTACCAACAGGTGCGATCCATGCACCTTCCAGCCAGTAGCAACGATGTTTGCATCGCTATGAAAAATCATGAGTCGATGGGCGTACTGTCACCCGTCGCTAAGCGTGAAAAGGTCCGTAAGGCACTGGCTGATCTACGCACCAAGCGAAAAGTGCTGATCTCATGGACTGATGATGATGGAATCTTGTGGTGGAACCTAGCCCATCAAGAGGATACCAAACCGCAAGAGGCTGTCAGTGATGTCCCAGAAAAGCTCCCGGAACTGTCTCATTCCGTCATCGTCATGCGTCAGATGCTCAGAGAGATCAGCAGGGCGTTGCTAAAGGCAGCCGATGATCTCTGATGGCATAATGGAGGACTATGGGCCGTATAAGCGGCTCATAGCGGCGATTATATTGCAGGCCATGCATGACGCTAGGCAGACCCCTATGGACTACAATAGCCCAGGACAAGAGGCGGAGATATGCAATAACGCCGAGGACGCGATAGACTTTTTATGCTCTGACAGGCTGAACATCTATTGCGAGATGCTGGAGATTGAACCGGAAGCGCTAAGGGAGAATCTAATCAAAGAGCAGCATAAACGCTGCGACGATTGCCGCATGTCGTCATTTGATCGCAGCAGGGAGAACAGATACCGCTACAACTTCAGGATGAACTATGAACTATATAGAACAACAGCTAGCGATTAGTTTTATAAAGGCGGGGCTAACACCCCGGCGCTTAGAGCAGACAGAGAAACGAAACGTCAACCGGATGGCTGAGATGGCTGGCTTTACAGGCGATCAGCTAAGAACAATCTTTGAGCGCTGGGATATTGAAGGCGCTAAGAAAAAAGCTCGTGACTTAAAAAAGGACGCAGTATGAAAGTTTTATTTTTGCTGTTAATGTGTAGTACCGCAAATGCCAGCATTAGCTGTTACACGTACGGTACTATCACTAGCTGTGGTGATAAGGTGTCAATATACAAATTCGACAACATGACTCAAGTCGTTACGCCAAAGGGATCAGCCACTGTATACCAATACGATACAGGCAGTACCATTATTGTACCAGAAAGCTCTGCTCCCACGTCCTACCGGGAGCAGTCGTCTGACATTCCCTTGACGACACCCTTGCAAGACTTATCTGGATCAGATTGATATCTTTGCGCACCTCATTCATTTCTTTTGCTCTCAGATCGAGGCTTTTTTCCAAAGCCTCGATCTGATAAACCTGCTCACGTTGCGTTACGTACATAGTAATCGCAATACCAACGGCCACCATGATGGCTTTGACTAACTCGCTCATCCCTTAAATATCACACCAATGAGGCCAGCAACCGCTGTGCCTGTTACTACAATCTGTTCCATGAGAGCAGGTTTGATAGCAATACCCATAGATGTTGCCAGCATCGTAATACCACGCCACGTAGACGGCTGTTTTAGCTGATCTATTACCCATTTCATAATGTCCTCCTACGGATAGTGTTTGCGATTCAGTTCTATGTGCGGACCGTCCTTAAAAAACCTCCAGTCCCCACCCCAGACAATCGGCACCCCTAGCTCTGTAGCGGCTTCCTTAAAGGCAGCGGCTATCTTTGCGTATAGCGGAAAATCCCAGCTAACAGCGCCGTTAGGTAGGGCCACAAAGTCAATAGCGTGGCCAGTAATATGACGAGAGCGCATGGTCCTGCTAGCGCCTTTCTTGACTAGATAGGCCTGACGCTCCCTTGTGCGCAATCCCTCCGTTATCCTGAAGTCAATGGGAGTCAGTTGAATCGCTCTCTTGACCACCTTCACTAGATCAGGATGCACCCCATTAAGGCGCTGTAATGATTTCTCGCTCAATGTGTATGCCATGTTAGTACCCCAGAGCCATATAAGTCAATTTGATGTTGTATGTGCCGGCAGGGACTACGGCTCTGCAAATAATATCATAA